CCTGCTCATTGGCTTAAGAAAGACTATCTTGATAAACCGGATTTAGACTTGGCATATTGGAATTTTAATCTAGATGACAATCCAATACTTGACGATAATTATAAGCAGCAGCTAAAAGCATCATATACGGGGATGTGGTATAATAGATACATCCTTGGCGAATGGGCACTTGCACACGGAGCTATATATGATTGTTACGATAAAGACAATGAATTCACAAATGAGTTTCCTTCCCCGTCTTATTATATTGTTGGGATCGATTATGGAACAACAAATGCAACTGCTGCGGTGCTTTGCGCAATTTCACCTAAAAACTGGCCACAAATACGAGTCAAGGCAGAATATTATTACGATTCTGCAAAAAAAGGGCGTTCAAAAACCGACGCTGAGCTGGTGCCAGACATTAAAGAGTTTATTGGATACAAAAACATTTCTGCTATTTATCTCGACCCTGCAGCAGCTTCATTCAAAATTGCTCTTAGACAAGCTGAGCTTCCTGTATTAGATGCTAATAACGATGTTCTTTTGGGGATAAAAACCTGTTCAAGGAAGCGAGCAACCGATACCCTAACTTTGCAGGGACTGGAAAATATACAGTTAATTATCGAATGACTAGACCCAACCAAGAAGATTTTTACCGAGAAGGTAATGAAGAAATGAAGAAACGATATAGCATTAGTTACCCATGGAGAGAAGAATGACTGAACAAACCCTAACCCCTAGTTTACTTGTAGCTACGCCGATGTACGGCGGTATGTGCCACGGCTCGTATACGCTTGGTATGATTAAGATGGTAAGTGTATTTACCCAAGCACGAGTACCGTTTCAGTATAGCTACATGATGAATGAATCTTTAATTACCCGTGCTCGTAACAGCTTGGCAGATGACTTCTTAAAGACAGACTGCACTCACCTGATGTTTATTGATGCCGATATTGGGTTTGAAGCTAATGACATCTTACGCATGATTAACGCTAACAAAGACATCATTTGTGGTATTTACCCTAAGAAAGAAATTGATTGGGTACAAGTATCTAAAGCGGTACAAGAGGGTGTGCCTCCACAAGACCTTAAGAACCATACAGGGGCATTTGTTGTAAACCTTGTAGACGATGCGGCTAGTGCGTCAGGAGATGTTAATTCCCCTCTGCAAATAGCTAACGGTGGTACGGGCTTTATGCTTATCCAACGTAAGGTATTTGAGGGTTTGGTTGGTAAAGTGCCAACATACAACAACGATATGTTCTTAGCGGTAGACACCGAGCGTAAGCCAAAAGTAATTAACGAGTTCTTTGCCACAAGTATTGATGAGAAGTCAGGCAACCGTTTGTTGTCAGAAGACTACCACTTCTGTAAGATTGCTAGAGAGCAAGGGTTCACAGTTTGGGCGGCTCCTTGGGCATACCTACAACATTGTGGTTCTTATATTTTTAACGGACAGTTACCAAAAGCATGACAGTTAAATACACTTGGTCGTACTCATCTATAAACTTGTTTAAGCAGTGCCCCCATAAATACTACCGTCTTCGGGTCGTAAAGGACATTGTAGAACCCCCAGCAGAACACCTTAATTATGGTTTAGAGGTGCATAAAGCGGCTGAGGACTACATTGGTAAAGGCACTCCAATCCCTGAAAAATACATCTTTATTAAAGAACACTTGGATAAGCTAAATCTTATTAAAGGAGATAAGCTTTGCGAATACAAGATGGGGCTTACAAGCAACCTAGAGCCATGCGGCTTTTTTGATAAGGATGTATGGTGGAGAGGTGTGGCTGACCTGCTTATTATTAACGGGGATAAAGCCTATGTCATTGATTATAAAACAGGAAAATCTGCCAAGTATGCAGATACTAAGCAATTAGAACTCCTTTCCTGCGCTGTTTTTAAGCACTTTCCTGACGTCAAAAAGATCAAAGGTGGGTTATTATTTGTAGTATCCAACGACCTTGTTAAAGATAACTATCAAGTGGACAATGAAGGGGTCTATTGGAGTAAGTGGTTAGAAGATACTCAACGCTTGGAAGCGGCAATCCAAAATGATGTTTGGAATAAGAAGCCTAACTTCTCGTGTCGTGCATGGTGTTCTATAACCGACTGCGAACACAACGGAAAGAACCATTGATATGCCATATACTAAATCACCTAGACCCTATGCCCATGAGTACGAGATGGAAAAGAAGCGTGGGGAGCATGAGCGCCGAATGGAGCGCCAACGTGCAAGACGTGCAATAGATAAACGGGATACAGGCACAGTATTAAAGAAGTCTCCTAAGCGTAACGGTAAAGATGTTGCCCACGTAAAAGCTTTAGATAAAGGTGGTAGCAATAAAGACGGAGTCGTATTACAATCTGCAAGTAAGAATCGTAGTTTTAAAAGAGATTCAAAAGGTAATTTAGTTTCCGAAGTAAGCGCCAAAGAGCGTAAGAAGAAATAGTTTTCGTTGTTGATGTTGTATGGTCAGGAAGTAAGATACGAGTGATACTGACGGGTTACTCATTTCCTACATAACCGTATCAGTTGGGGTCGTTAGTTAGATGCTTTTTCCCTTCACGGGACATCTTCCCTCCTTGGCGATGAACCAACCGATTGACCTCCGTAAGAGGTCGTTTTAATCAAAACGTGTGTTTTGGTCGTATTCCTATTGGAGAAGAGATTGCAAATCATAGAAAACAAGGCGTTGCTACTTAAAGTACGTGACCCAAATCGAATCCTAACAGTGATTCCAAAAAGCAAACTGTTAGAGAATAATGAAGTGCTAGTTAAGTGGGGGATAGATGAAGCCCAAGTATTAAAGAACCTTAAGTATAAAGACGTGCCATCCCCTATCAGGGCGCACTACGACTGGCCTGGACTTTATAAACCGTTTGCACATCAGCGTACTACTGCTGAATTCCTAACTCTGCACCGCCGAGCATTTTGTTTTAACGAACAAGGCACAGGTAAGACAGGCTCAGTTATATGGGCGGCTGACTACTTAATGAAGATCGGTGTTATTAAACGTGTTTTAGTTCTCTGCCCACTATCTATCATGCAATCGGCTTGGCAGAACGACTTGTTTAGGTTTGCTATGCACAGAACTTGTGCTATTGCCCACAGCTACTCAAGAGAGAAAAGAATCAAAGCAGTCCAAAGTGATGCTGAGTTTGTTATATGTAACTTTGATGGTCTAGGTATTATCAGAGATGCCGTGTTCGAAGCAAACTTTGACTTGGTTGTTATTGACGAAGCTAACGCATACAAGACCGTTTCTACAACACGTTGGAAAACCCTTAACTCAATCATTAAACCGACGACTTGGTTATGGATGCTAACAGGTACACCAGCTTCTCAATCCCCCACAGATGCGTATGGTCTAGCACGATTAGTAAACCCACAAGGAGTTCCAAGATTCTACGGTTCCTTTAGGGACATGGTTATGTATAAGCTAACCCAGTTTAAGTGGGTTCCAAAGCCTAGTTCAGAGCATACAGTCCACACAGTATTACAACCCTTTAGCGTTTGTAACCAATGCTACTCCTACATTGGGGGGTATAGAGTTCACACCTAACTACGCTATGGTAAGACGTCGTAAGTTCTATCACGAGCCTAGAAAACCTGCGGTAAAAGCAACGGAATACGCAACCTTTATAGTCCCTGTCCCTCCAAGAGAAGAATGATGAAACCCAACGGATACATGAATCTTGAAGATGGTATTAGTGCAGTATGGGGAGTTAAGGATGTTATTGACACGCTGATATGGCGCTATATGGACCACCCCAAGCCAATGACGGAAGACGAGATGTGGAATCATCTCTATGCAATCTCATGCTTACTAGACCTACACTGCGAGAAGTTAATGGATACATATTGCCAAGTGTTTGAGTTAAACGACTATGCAAGCGATGAGGTTAAGGAGCGTAGGGCACAGATACTACAAGGTCTTGTAGACTTGGGCGGTTCACAAGCTCCTAAAAAGAAAGCTAAGAAAAAATGAACTTTACAGAAGATTGGTTTAGCCACAACATACCTAACTTTGAAACGTGTATGCAAGCTATACCTGAGAAGAAGTTATTTCTTGAGATTGGTAGCTTTGAAGGTCGTGCTACTTGCTGGTTACTTGAAAACGGTCTTGCAGAGAAAGGTAGCATTGTTTGTGTAGACCCATTTAGTGGTAGCGTGGAGCATGGTGGTATTGATATGAAAGCCGTAGAAGCTAGGTTTTGGAGCAATATACAGGCAACGCAAGGCTCAACTCAAACAGTATCTTTGATGCGTAACACTTCTTATAAAGCACTTGCTGAAATGATTGGGTTTAGATATGCGTTTGACTTTATCTATGTGGATGGTAGCCACGCTCCTGATGTCGCTCTTACTGATGCTTGCATGGGGTGGGGGTTACTGAAGCAAGGTGGTGTTATGTTGTTTGATGACTACCAATACCCCCACGAGCCAACTAAGTTAGGGATTGATGCTTTCCTAGACGGGTTTAAAGGTAAGTACGACGTTATCATAGACAACTACCAACTAGCGGTTCAAAAGAAATGACCCGTATTGCAGTAATAACACCGACAATAGGGACACACTACCTAACCGATGCTATTCATAGTGTTGGTATGCAAGCCGAACATTGGATGGTTGTGGATGGTTTACCCTATGTTCAGCCCGTTGTAAGTAGGATAGAAGCGCATCGTTATAACCCAAGACTAATTATTCTTCCCGAGAATACTGGAACCCCTTTAAAGAGTTTTAACGGTCTACCTTACACAGGGTTTTTTAACGGGTACAGAATCAATGCCGCAATACCCCTACTTACCAATGCAGACTACATAATGTTTTTAGATGAAGATAATTGGTTTGAGCCTGACCACATTCCATCTATGGTTAAGCTGATGGAAGAAAAGAACTTAGATTGGTGCTACTCACTACGTAAGATTGTAGATGTAGATGGCAACTTTTTATTTAATGATGACTGCGATAGTCTTGGTGAGTTTCCTAGCTGGAAGCATGGACATAAGTTTGTAGATATGAACTGCTACTTGTTTAAGAATTGTGTAATCAGTCAGATTGCCCACACCCTATTTGATCTAGTGCATACCTACGATGGGGATAAAAACCTATTCAAAGAGGCAAGTAATAGATACCCCAAGTTTGCTGGTACTGGAAAGTACACAGTTAATTACAGAATGACCCGACCTAACCAAGAAGATTTTTATAGGGAAGGTAATGAAGAAGGCGAAGCACCTACGATTTATCAGATTCCTAAATACCCT